GTTTCCCAGTCACGATCATTGCAGCGGTGCAAAAACATATTAAATATATAAACACGCAAAGTGTTTCCTTCTTATTTATTAAACATAAAGATGACTATAAGATTTTTATTATGGAATCTTTATTGAGTATTATTACACCTAAGAGTTTTTATAATTTACCTACTGTCAATAATACAGTTACACATTTAATAGTTACACCTAGTTGGATTAATTATATTTTTCCGTTAGCTGTACCAAATATTAGCAGCTACGCTATTAGATATTTATGGAAAGTCTATTGTTATGAATTAGATTTATTCAAGATTATTACAACATCACTATTAGAAAATAGAATGATGGTTGATTTAATGTTGCAAAAGTACGAATTTTCATTTCTACATCACGATGATTATATTAGATATAGAGAAATCATAAATTATATCTTTTTTATGGCATTTGAATTATCTACGGGTTGGTTAGGTAATATTGATATAGATAATTTCGAGGAAGTTTTACGGTTTCAGAGTGGTGTAGTTAGATTGTATGATCCTAAACTATATCCTGATTGGGTTAAAATTTTATTTGGAAAAATTTATGTCTTTGTGACGGGAGCTATTAAATTTATTTTGAGTGGCGGAGAATCTAATCCAGGACCTGTCTTTTCAAAAATACAGGAGACAGTCACAACAGGAATATCTAATTTATTGGAAAGAACTGTATATAAATTATTTAAGAAGTTTATAAAACCTCAAATTAATAGGTTCAAGAAGCAAATAAATTATACGAAGGAATTAAGTTGGATGAGTGTCCACATTTTGCGTATGTACACAACTATCTGTGATACTTTATTTTACTTAGTAACAAATGCACAGACTTCACCGTTGGACATAACTGCTAGATTAGCGACAGTTTTGTTAAATTTATATGAGACACATACTAAATTCTTTCCTAAGGGTAATTTTGTTTTAAATGCAACGGGCCAAGGCGGACCTATGGAGACAGTTTTTATGGCTGGTATTCTTGCACAAGGAATGCCTAGATTTATAAGTAATATTCTCAAAGAAATACCAAAATATACTAATGCCAAAATACTGGATGATGCTAGTTGGTTTTATGATATTTTTGGTTTTCTTATTTCATTACCACGCCGTATAATACAATGTTATACACCTACTAGTGAAACTGCCAAGAGTATGTATGACAAAGTAATAGAATTGCTAGTGAAAATTGAAACTTACTTACCATTTTCTAATTTGAGCACTGTTTCGAAGGAACTCAAGAGTATGATTGAGGAAATAAATGATGCACCTATAAAGGCTATGAGTGCCGAAAAGCAAGAAGAAATTTGCGCCTTAGACAAGAAGAGAAAAGAGATAGAATTTTCTTATGCGTGTAATAAGAAAGTTTTCCCAGGATGGTATACGAATATCAGTGATGAGTTTGATAGACTTGTCATCAGAATATTAAAGTATAAAAGTGATCTAAGAGTTGAACCTGTGTGCATTGTATTAAATGGACCTAAAGGTACAGGTAAAAGTGTCGCCATGAATTTAATAATACAAATGTATAAAGCAGCAGGGATGCGCGTTTTCATAGATAATATTAGCGCATCACTTGAAAATAAGAAATTTTATGACACTTATGATAATGAAGAGATGTATGGTGTTGATGACATTGGAGCTAAATCCTTGTCTCAATGGTCAGAAGTAGTTAATATGGTATCATCAACAAAATATCCATTAGAAGCTGCTAATTTGAAGAACAAGAACACCAAGTTCTTCAATTCATTATTAATGTTACTATCAACTAATTCAATACCAGACAATTTTACTAGCAAAGATGGAGTTGCTGATAAAGAAGCATTTTATAGAAGGATCATAGAATTTAACTTTGGACAGGTAACATTTGATGGAGAATATCATGGAGAAATGACCATAAGAAAGTATAATGATACCTTGGGCGTTAAGGCTTTCACAGTTAGACAACGCATCCCACTCAATGGTCCATTACCCATGGATATATTAGATGAATTCATACACGGAGAGTTACTTAGAAAGAAACAAATTTATGAAACCAATGTTGCAACGGGTAGCAATTTTAAAGGAAGAGCATTTCCAACTACAGTGAAAGCACAAGGATTGCATGATACAGTGCGTAGGATGTTTGCAGATTATTTGACTAGGATGCCCGGTCTCAATGCATTCGCTGGTTTAGTCACAGATTGGATGATGCAGTTGGCTGATGAATTTGAAGAACACCCTAAATATAAATTATATATAGTGACTTCTTTGTGTGTTTCAATAGCAGTATTTTTTGGCGTTTATTATTTTCTCAAAGCAAAGACGAAACATGATGAGAAAGTAGAGGAAATACATAAACACTATAAATCTGACAGAACCAAGAAAGCGACAGTAGTTGGTATGATGACCCAAGGATATGTTAATATACATAATGAAGTAGTTGCTGCTACACCACAATTGAGTAAGTTCCAAACTAATGTAGCCATTAGCTTCATACATTATGTGAATATTCAAGGCAAAAGCAGTAAAGTGAAATGTAGAACTGTTTATTCAGTGGATAAGATACTTACGGCTGCACATTTATTGCATGATAGAGATCCACGATATCCTATGTATATAACCTCTTATGTAGGCGAGCAAATTATATATGATTACATGGAAATTAAGGAGTTAGTAACGGATGATTCAGAGGATTGGACTATTCTTACGCTGCCCGCAACTGCACCCAAACTTATGCCAAAGATCAAGATTCCGACAGAGGAAACATCTGTCAAACTGCATCTGGCAGTTGGTAATCAAACAGTAGTTGATTTAGGGGAGGATATCCGACAATACTTATTCAAAAATGTCTATAAGTATAAAACCTTTCTAGGTTCACTAGACCATAGGGATATTATGTATAATATGGAAGAAGATGGTTTATGCGGTTCCCCTTTAATAACTAGAGATGGACGAATGTTGGGATTGCACGTGGCAGCAGTTGAATATGAGCAAGGTGAACAAGTTTACGTTAAAGGGGTTTCAAAATTATGGTCTTCTAAGGCATCTGAATTAATATTGGGTATAATGAGTTTATCCACGGATGATAAATGTAACCTGGACTTTGAAATCAAGCAGAGAAGTTTATCTGGTGTTTACCTCAATAGAGAAGATAAATGTTACGGTATTGATGGTACTAGATATGTGGAATCACCGATACATGGTAAATTTCCTATATGGAGAAAACCAGCTTTAAACCTTCCAGAGGAGAAGAAAAACTTTAAAGATTTGACGGAAATGATGATGAAACCAGTTGGTGATGTTAACTTGGTAGGAGCAGATTTCGCTAAGGATATCTTAAACGAGAAATTGCCAAAACAAACTTTTGAAAACTTTACAGAGGAAGAAGTGGTTAAGGGCAATGGTATTCTTAATAGAATAAATCCAGATACCTCATCTGGCAATTTTGTTAAAATGGACAAACGAGATGCCTTAGATTATGAGACAGGACAGATATCAGAACCAATGAAGAACCGATGTGCAGATTATATTCATAAAATAGCAAACGGAGAGTACAAGTTTGAGGACAGTGCAACGGTCGCAGCAAAAGACGAATTAAAAGATGTTCAAGATATAACTAATCCAGAGTCTATGCCAAAGAAAATAAGATTATTTATAAATTGTCATCTTATAAGTACCCTCATTTTTAGATTCTTTTTCGGGAACTTAATGTCTCATATAATGCAGGACAGAATGAGATACGGGATTATGATAGGATTGAATCCATTGTCAAGTCAATGGTCGACATTGGTCGCTAGACTTACGAATTTAACCTCAAGGGTGTTTGACGGAGACTACGCTGCATATGATAAGAATATGCATCCAGTATTCCAACGTATACTTAATAAATGGTTGACTCAGAGAGTGGAAATAAATCCTCGTAAATTCAATAAAGTTTTTGGTACTAAAATAAACGAAACTCAAATTAGATTAGTTTTAGATCAAATCTTAGAATACATAATATCAACACCTGTTATAAGTAAAAATAAAACATTTTTAACTACACATGGCTTACCGTCAGGAACTGCATTAACAGCATTTTACAATTCATGCATAAATTTACTTTATACAGCTTATATATATCGCATGAAAGCTCCTTTGGAGTACTGTAAAGTACACAGCTACCTTGAAAACACATTCCTATGTTTTTATGGTGATGACATAATAGGATCTATACACCCTCGAATACAACACTTTTACAACCCCAAGGTGTTTTCAGAAGTTATGATTGCAATGGGATTGGATTTCACACCTGCCAATAAAAATGAGCAATGGAATGATAATAACCAATTTAAACCAATAGAGCAATGCACGTTTTTGAGAAGAGGATTTTATTTTCACCCTAAGATGAAGCAATATGTAGCACCACTAGATATAACATCACGTGAGGGCACATTAAATTATGTGACAGATGCTTTGAGAGATGTTGAATTGATACAGCAAAAATTTTATAACTTTCAGCGCGAAGCTTTCCTGTGTCCAGGTAATTATTATGCTAATGGTATGAACACAATACAAGAAGCTCTATCGGAGAAAGATATAGTAGTTACACCGTTGTCAGAGGAATATTTGACTCAGTTGTATCATAAGGGTGATTATGGCGATCACCTCACTTTGAATTAATCATAACAATAATAATAATAATAACCTTTATTTGTATATTTTGTAAATACTTGTTCAATCTTGTTTTATATTATTATTTTATCACCCGTCCGTAATGACGCTAAACTATCTTTTAATTTATCATGAATTCACAACAAACTAACAATAGTGATAAAGACAACCAACATACCAACAAGAATGATTCATTAAATGTAGACTTCGATTCTAACATCCAACGAGGTATACAATTAATGCAAAGACCAACTACAGCCATGAGTTCCAAGGATGGCGCGTATACTGGTCATAAAGAATCCGATTTAACTTTACAAGAAAAACCTTGGACACTTGACGACATAGTTCAGAGATATAAATTTGTCACAGCTATGAACTACCCAACTACTGCACCATCACACACTGTTTTGGGTAGATTCAGAGTTCCTCAAGACTTGGTGTCTAACAATACCATGACACAAGCTCCATTTAATAATTTTCTTTATTGGAATGGTGACGTAGTTGTGGCCTCTCAAATGACGGCTACTCCTATGGGGCAAGGTTGTGTGGCAATGGTTTATATACCACTAAGTGATACTAATATGATCGAATCTACACTTATACCTAATTTCTCTGCATTAACAAGTAATCAGTGTTGCTTTCTGTTTCCAAATACTAATACATCTGGGGTATTAAGAATTAAATTCACTAGTCCCTATTCAACTTTAAACGTTGAAAATACATTGCAAGGAGTGGAACAGCGTAACACATTGGGTTATCTTTATTTTGTTGTCTTTAATCCGCTGGAACTTTCAACTAATTCATCGGACACTGTATCAATTTCATTATTCTCTTATTTTGAGGACAACAAATTTAGAGTACCTAGATTGAATGGAGTTCAAGCTACCCCGCGTGTAATTAAACCACAAGGTGATGATGTGGAACAACCAGAACCTAGTAGTCCAAATATTGTTGAAAAGATTGCTAACAAAGTTTTACCAGAAAATGTTGTTGGCGATGTTATTGATGCAGGCTTAGGTTTATTTGGATTAGACAAACCAACAGTGTCTAAGTTGTGTGAACCTAACAAAGTACTGTCCACACAATATATGAATTTCTCTAAGGGTGCTGAATACTTAGATAAGATGTCGCTTAATGCCTCTGATGTCATAGCAATGACTCAAGATACATTTGGCACAACAACAGATGAGATGGAGTATTCATATTTATTTAGTAAATACACGTACATGGGATCATTCAAGGTTACTACAGCCCATAGTGTTGGCGATGTAGTTGCTTCTTTTCCAATGAACCCGTGTCCAGTGCGAATAGAAAATGGAAGCTCATCAAAAGTTCCGTTACTTCAATATCTTTGCACACCTTATCAATTTTGGAATGGTGAAATTTCATATAAATTGCAGATAATTAGCACCATCAATCAAACTTGTAAGCTTATGGTGGGCTTCAATTATGGTACGTACACACCTAATACCACTAATATTATGGAGCAAATTGCTTCGCAATATGGACAGATCATTGAAATCAATCAGGGATCTAATGTAATCGATTTCACACCACCCTATTTAGCACAAACCCCTAGACTTCATGTTCCTAATTCTAATAGACCATCAGAATATGATTCTTTGGGCATGATTAATATTGCTGTATTAAACAGATTAGCTGCAGCCAACGGAGCACCCACTTCAATAACAGTTAATGTTTATATAGCAGGAGGAAAGGAGTTCAATCTTAGTACCCTAACTGCGTCCAAGGATTTAGCACCATTCGTCTCACCTCTGCCTAATAATAATAGAGTTGTTCAGAAGAAGAAGAAGTACATCGAATATGTAGACACTGATGATGATATTGAAGTGGTTGAAATTACTAAAAATATGAGGAAGTTGAGACCTCAAGCATCAGCGCAACCTCTTATAACACCAGTTAGTGATATAATGAACGAAAATGAGAATCTTATATCGGCATCAGAAGACCAAGCACATCCTAGACCTTCTACAGCGCAACATTATATCGCATCAACGCGTGATTTACTCAGAAAGTATCAATTAATGCGATCTTACCAAGTTACTAACCCACCTGATGACAACACAGCAGATATTCTACATATACGTATCTCCGATTATTTTGGAAATACAGCTGTTTTACCGAGTGGCACTTTGCCACCAACGAATTCTTTACCCAGGTTTCCTAAAGGTAATTTTTCACTCATTCAGATGATGTATAGATTGTTTAAAGGTTCACTCAACTTTAAAATCATGCCTCGTAACCCTGATAATATCTCGTACGATTTCGCTGTTTATTATCAACCACCTAGTTACAATGTGGGTGCTATACAAACCAATCGTTCGATACTTCCACAGATTAAGAATCAGTTAAATAGGACGGAGGATGATGCCCTAGCTTATAATACACGTCAAGCTAATGAGTATGGTTATCCTATCTCAACACGGTTACCTGTTCATTATGTTAATGGTATAAACAAAACTGCCGAGTTCACTGTCCCTTACAGCTCACGACTTCTCAGTATCCTTTCTTCTCAAGGTCCACTTACTGAGAATTCAATAGAAAATACAGAATTAACTGACTTGGGAGATTTGTATATATTATTCACTTCAAATCAATTACGCCGAGCAGAAAACCTGTATTTTGATGTATTTATGTCTCTGTCCGATGACGCACGTTTTGGAACTCAGTTTACGGTACCCGAATTGGCACCATATTCATATCTAGATGATACAGGAACTATTATATCTTCATCTGGAAATGATGATTATGGTACAGGAGCACCCATATCAAATACACTTTTTCAACTATGACCTTTCTTATATCTTATCCACAATAGATCGTGACTGGGAAAC